AAACGGTGGTGCTGGTGGTGGAAGCGGTGGAAGTGAAAACACAACTTCAGATCCTCTAAATGGAGGAAGTATCGGATCAGGTAATACACCTCCGGTAACTCCCCCTCAAGGTCAAAATGGCGGACAAGGAATTCACAACCCAGGTAATTGGTCAGCTGGTGGTGGCGGAGGTGGTGCGGGAGCTGTAGGTGGTAGTGCCTCTCCAAAAACTACACCTGGTCCAAGCGCATCAGGTGGTAATGGTGGAAATGGAGTAGCATCTGAAATAACGGGATCATCAGTTACAAGAGCTGGTGGTGGAGGTTCTACGGGAGTTCTTACTCCTCAGGACAGTAATCCAGGAGGAACTGGTGGTGGCGGTGCGGGTAATGCTACTGGTTCTGGCATTAATGGAACAACTAATACAGGAGGCGGCGGTGGTGCAGGTCCTAGTCCAGCAGGTTCAGGTGCCGGAGGCTCTGGAATAGTAATAATAAGGTATAAATTTAAATAATTATGACAAGTAAAATTAAAGTAGATAATATAAATAAAGTTTCAGATGATTCAACAATCATTAAAAAATGTGGATCAACAACTACGGTAGGATCAGGAGCTGGTAATACAATTGTTGTATGTGGAGCAACAGTTACATTGGGTAGATGCGGTGGTACAGTTGCTTTAGCATCAGGCGCAACACAAACAGGTTTTGGTAGAACAGGAACTGTAGATTGGCAGACAGGATCAATTAAAACAAGCACATTTACGGCAGCTAATGGCGAAGGGTATTTTGCAGATACATCTTCAGGCGCAATTACAATGAACTTACCGGCAGGGACAGCAGGAAACATTGTATCTGTAGTGGACTATACAAATACATTTCAAACACATGCTTTATCGATTGTAGCAAATGGTTCTCAAAAAATAGGTGGCGTTGCAGCTCCTACGAGTCTATCGACAGAAGGTCAGTCAGTAACTTTAGTTTACGTAGATGATACTGAAGGATGGAAAAATGTGCAAGATTCAACTTCAAATGTAAAAGGTAATCCCTTCATTGAAGCAACAGGAGGCACAACTACAACTTCAGGAAATTGTAAAATTCACACATTTAACAGTCCAGGCACTTTTACAGTAACTAATGCAGGAGCAGCATGTGGTTCAAACACAGTTAATTTTTTAGTAATAGGTGGTGGGGGTGGTGGACAAGGTGCACCAACAGCTGGTGCTAAAGGTGGTGGTGGTGCTGGTGGACATAGAACTAATTTTCCTGCTCCAGCAACTGGAGGTTTACCTGTATCATCGCAAGCTTATTCTATAGACGTTGGTGGTGGAGGAGCCGGAGGAGCTGGTGGTCCTTCTAATGGTGCAAATGGTTCAAATTCAGTTTTTAGTACAATCACATCAGCAGGTGGTGGTTTAGCCTCTGCAGGACCTGGTGGATCTGGAGGAGGTGGAGATTTTAATGCTCCATCTGGAGGAACAGGTAACACTCCACCTGTTAGTCCCCCTCAAGGTAATAATGGTGCTACGGGAATAATTATAGGTGGAGGTCAGACAACATCTGGTGGTGGCGGAGGAGCTGGAGCAGCTGGTAACGCTGGTTCTCCTAGCCCAAATACATGTAGAGGTGGTGATGGCGGAGACGGTTTAGCAAATTCAATTTCAGGATCACCCGTTACAAGAGCAGGTGGTGGATCAGGAACTGGTGAAAATAGTTCAGGTTTTCCTAATCCACATGCAGCTCCAGGCGGTGGAGGTGCTGGAACAGGTGCAAATGGTGGAACAAATCTAGGTGGTGGAGGCGGAGCACGTACTGGTGGCACTGCTGGTAATGGAGGCTCTGGTGTGGTAATAATAAGGTATAAGTTTCAATAGGTAAATTATGAGTGAAATAAAAGTAAATAAAATTAGTCCAAGAGCAAATTGTGGTACGGTTCAGTTAGGAGATAGTGGTGATACGTTTACAATTCCTGCTGGTGCAACAATTAATAACCAAGGTACAGCAACAAACTTTGGTCCAACAGGATCTGTATCTTGGCAAACAACAGTTAAAACATCAACCTTTACAGCGGTAGCTGGTGAAGGATATTTTGTGAATACAACAAGTGGAGCAGTAACAGTTAATTTACCTGCAGGAGTTGCAGGAGCTGTTATTGGTATTAAAGATTACGCAAATACTTTTGATACACACGCAGTAACGGTGGCCCCAAACGGTTCTGATAAAATTGGTGGAGATAACACTGCCGATGCAACTTTAAGCACTGAAGGTATTGCAGTGACTTTTGTTTTTATAGATTCAACAAGAGGATGGTTGGTAACAGACTCAGGTTTGCAAAGTGAAATGCCAACAGCGCAATTTATTGCAGCAACAGGTGGGAATACTACAGTTACTTGTGGAGATTTTAAAATTCATACATTTACTAGTCCAGGAACTTTTTGTGTTTCGTGTGCAGGAAATGCAGCTGGATCAAATGCAGTAGATTATTTAGTCGTAGCTGGTGGAGCAGGAGGAGCTGGAGCTTCATCTGCTGGAGGCGGTGGAGCAGGGGGTTTTAGATTATCTAATTCAACTTGTATGCCGGGACCTTTAACTTCACCTTTAGCAAATCCTTCAGGTTTAGCTGTTCCAGCTACATCATATCCAATTACGGTAGGTGGTGGAGGTTCTGCTGGTCCAAGTAGTACACCGAGTGTAAGTGGACAAGGTTCAAATTCAATTTTTAGTTCTATAACTTCAGCTGGAGGCGGTGCTTCAATATCCTCTCCAGGTCCAGGAAATGCTAGTGCCGGTGGCTCAGGTGGTGGCGTAGGTGGAACCCAATCTGTAGGTGCAGGAAATACACCTCCCGTTAGTCCTCCACAAGGTAATAATGGTGGTCAAGGAAATAATGCTGCAGGTGGTGGAGGTGGTGGCGGAGCCGGTGCTAGTGGTGGCGAAGGTCCAAATCCTCCAGGAACAGCTGGCGGTGTTGGTGGTGAAGGTTCTTTTGTAGTGCAATCAGGTTTTGCGGCATGTAATGGAACACCTGGTCCTGTTAGTTCAACAAGATATTTTGCTGGTGGCGGTGGTGGAAGAGGTGAAGCTCCAACAGGAACCAAAGCCGGAGGATCAGGTGGTGGCGGAACTGGTGCTGCTGGTGGATCAGGAGTAACAGCAGGGACAACTAATACTGGCGGTGGCGGTGGTGGAAGTGGTTCTGGTGGTGCAGGTAGCACCGGAGGTTCAGGAATTGTAATAATAAGGTACAAATTTCAATAGTTGAATGGTAATTAAAATTAATATATAAGGAGAAACATTATGGCACATTTTGCAAAACTAGGAGCAAACGGAAAAGTTATTCAAGTGTTAACACTTGATAACAAAGATATGTTAAATGCTGATGGTGTTGAGGATGAAACAGTAGGTCAACAATATTTAGAATTACACAATAATTGGCCTGCACAGATGTGGATTCAAACTTCTTACAATACATCACAAAATACACATAACTCTGGTGATAACTCAAAAGCATTTAGAGGAAACTATGCAGGCATAGGTTATGAATGGGACGAAGATAATCAAATCTTTTGGCCTAAAAAACCATATGCTTCGTGGGTAAAAAACACAACTGATGCTAGATGGCAGTCACCAATCGGTGATGCTCCTGCATTAACCGCAGAACAAGAAGCACAAAATCAAGCTAACACAAATAACTGGACTTATAATTGGAATGAGTCCGGGCAGTCTTGGGACTTGACAGACACATTAGCATAAATTACAAAGGTATGTGGTATGCAAAAGAAAGTATTATCTGAACAAGCTTTATATTACGGTGATGTGGCGATGCCTAAAGATTGGGACATTGACCGGAATAAATTATCAGGCGACATCTTACAATCAGTAATTCAAAACAAAGATTTTCCGTTTTCACGAACATTCGATATGTTGAATACTTACATGAGAGATCATGTAAATCTAGAGTATGGATTTACTTTAGTTAACAAAGAAACGTGGGGCAATATGTATAAGCCTCAAGAGACTACAATACCATTATTAAACATAGATCCTGTGGATTTGCGGAACTCTCCTGATTTTACATTCTTGTATGGTGTAAAAGTAAATAACTGTATGGTTCGAATACACTTTGAAGACAATAGACGTAAAGGTAGATCTTGGGACATACCATTAGAAAATAATAAATTTATAATGTTTCCATCAACCAATATGTATTATTTAACCAATAATCAAAAGGATAGTTTGAATTTCGTACAGACAATAACCTATGAATATATCTAATTATTATTGGTATTTTAGTGGTGCCTTAACACCTAGATTCTGTGATGACGTAATAGCGTATGCTAACGAACAAAAAGAAGTTATGGCTAGAACAGGTGGCTACGGCGATAGAAAATTAAAAGAGGATGAAGTAAAAAACATGCAGAGAAAAAGAAAGTCTGATCTGGTATGGCTTAACGATACCTGGATATATAAGGAGTTGCATCCATTTGTACATGAAGCTAACAGAAATGCTGGTTGGAATTTTGATTGGGAAAGATCTGAATCGTGTCAGTTTACAAAATATAAATTAAATCAATATTACGATTGGCATTGTGATAGTTGGGATAAACCATATGATCGAAAAGACCCTAATCATCCAGAACATGGTAGAATTAGA